GTGCTCGCCGGCGAGGCGGCGGGCGTTGCGCTCGCGCCTGCTGGCGTCGACGTCGAGGGCTGGCCATGCGTCGGGCTCGGTGGCGATCTTGAGTAGGGTGGCGGCGTCGGCGGCGGGGATGGCGCGCCGGCGGTTGGGCGCCTTCCTGGGGAGGGGGACATCGAAGACCACCTGCGGCACCTGGTACCCCTCGGTGCGGGCGTCTCGGAGGACCTTGAGGAGGATGGCGCGGCACCGGTGCGCCGTCGTCGGACTGGAGCCCGCCTTCTCGTGCGCCTTGTCGAGGGCCCGCATGTCGGCGGGGTTGAGGTCGGTCAGGCGCTTGGAGCCGATCGTGGGGACGATCCAGAGGTCGATCATCCGGGAGGCGACGTCGAGGCTCGTGGGGCGCAGGCGCGTGGCGGCAGCGGTCTTCCACTGGTCGCACCACGTCTTGAGTGTGGTGCGGGGGCTTGCGCCTTGGGTCTGGCCGGCGGCGTGGTCGCGGCGCAACTGCCTCAGGGCGCGTTTGGCTTCGGCCTCGGTCTTGCGGATCCGGGTGGCTCGCTTGAGTCCGCCGCTGCGGGTGTAGCCGACGGGGAGGGCGGCGACCCACTTCCCGTCCTTGCGCTGGTAGATGCTGCCTTCTCCGTATGCCATGGGGTCCTCCTCGGGTAGCAGTGGATAGCAGTTTGGATAGCAGTGTATAGCCTACGGTAGCCCATGAGGACTCATGTTGGGTGTGATGGTTTTGGCGTGATGGCGCGGTTCCGTGCCGCCCGCCGGGCCAGTCTACCCCTACACTCAGTTCTTCATGAGAACTGGCTGACACGCACCAGTATGCGCAGAATCATGCGGGACGTCAACCCCCGTGACCCCCTCGAAATAGCAGTTAGATAGCAATGTTTCCGAGACACCGAGAAACCCCCGGAATCACGCCACAAACAGCCCTCAGAGATGACGAAAGGCGCCCCTCCCACCCAGATAGGTGAAAGGGGCGCCTAGGCCCTATAGGGGCCTCTCAGTCGTCACCGAGATCCCCGATCGGCTCCTCCCCAGGACCGCGCGGCAGGTCGCTCAGGGGAGCGCCGCGGTCGAGGGCGATCGCGCGCGTCCTGCGCGCCACACACTCCCACTGGGCGGCCTCCCGGCGCGCGGCCTGCACCTCCGTCTCCCGCCCCTGCCGGGCATGCCACATAGCTCGGGCGGCGGAGGCGACATAGCCGAGGAGGCTGGATGCGAGGCCGCTCGTGATGACGACGGCGATCAGGTCGGCTGTCCGCATCCCGTATCTCCCCTCTCGACAGCGCGTGCCGCGGCATCAGCCTCGCGAGCCTTCGCGACGGTCACGCCGATCTGTGCCCGACGGAGCGGGGTGTCCGGCTCGCGTCCGGGCTCCCAGGTGCGGCCCCACGTGCGGGCCATCCGCTGGGCGATCATGAGGAGGAGAGCGACGATGATGAGGAGCGGCCAGCCCGGCCACCGGTCAGTGGTGAGCGCACGGAGAGCATCCTCCACGGCGACGGCGAGGAGGCCGAGGGCGGCGAGGGCCGCCGCTGGCCCCTCGACTCCCCACCATCCCCGCCACGCCGCCGGGGCGCCTAGCAGACACCCGATGATGGTGACGGCGCACCCCAGGGTGACGTCCCAGGGCTGGACGCGCGGGCTAGTGAGGATGAGGGCCATGGCGGCCGCCACGACCCCATACGTCGCCACCATCAGGGCGGTGACGATACGGGGCTCATGGAGGGTCCCCCAGATGCGGCGGCCCAGGCCCATCAGTCGGCCTCGTGGCGCGGCGTGTAGGTCTCCCGGGTCTCGCCGCCGGGGGTAACGATGCCGGCCCAGGAGAGGACGCTCACGCCGCCAATCTTGATGCGGGACAGGGCCTCATAGGCGACCCACGCGAAGCCCAAGAACTTCGCGGCCTGGGCGGCCAGGACGTCAGCCTGGAGCGGGTAGGCGGACAGCGCCCAAGCGCCCACGGTCAGGACTACGGCGGCCCCGATCACGAGAGCGACGCGACGCCCCCGCGTCCAGTAGGGGCGGTCCAGGGCGGCCTGGACCAGGGGCCACAGGACCCCCAGGACGACGGTGGTGACGAAGGGGTCAGAAACGAGCTTGCTCACGCGGCAGCCTCCTTGATTGCAGCAGCGG